TGTAAGACCTCCCTGCTGTGTGCCTTCGATCTCTTCCTCAACGTCAAAGTCATCACCTAACACCTCACCAGCAGATAATTGGTTCAACAGAGTTTCCTGTGTGATAGTTCCAGCAGTAAACAATGTAAGCAATGATGTTATCTCCTGTGGTTCTAATCTTGCAGAAACAAAGTCTCTGTTTACAAAACTACTGCCAGCATTAGGTTCATTAAGATATTCGCTATGAAACTTCAAACAGTTATCAATCAAGTCTTGCATCTGCTGTGCTATCACCATCATTGTGCTGTCATTCTGCGATCTATCTATCCTCTTGGCCTCTGCTGATTCTCCTACCAACTTCTGTCCAAGCACTGCGGCTAAAGATAATGTATTGATTTGTTCTGCAATATCTTTTAATCTTGTGAACTGGCTGTCATAGCTATCACCTGATGGAGATATATATTCCATGCGTGACTCAGGTGGTAATGATAGTGCTTCATTAGGGCCAGTTGTTATCTCATCTGCATTTGGATAGCCAAAGACTGCAAGCAAAGGAACAGAACTGATATGCAAAATATTATCAAGGTCACTCTGTATCTGGTAATGCTTGAGGTTTAGTTCTGCAATGTCATATAAAGGACTACGGCTTTCATAAAACCCAACTCTGTTGGAGTAGGCAACAGCAAAGGGAATCTTGTCCTTAAGGCTCATTTCACCTTCATCAAATAATTTATATTCGCCCTTCTTTTCATCTTTTCTGTGAATCTCATATCTGCCCCTTTCCAATACTCTGATCTGTTTAATGATCTTGTCACCATACTTTCCATCTGGCTCAACAACCTGTTCCAATAAACGCAACTGTGTGAGTTGCCTTACACCATCTATGATCTCAGACCTAAATCCTAGAATGTCTTTTGGTGTATATGTCACCCAGTATGGTCTGGTCTTGTCTCCTTCTTTCGGTGCATCTACTAATACTCCAACATGACCAAAGCTGATTGCTAGTCTTGCTGTGTTGTATAGCCAAACATTTAGATCATTACCCTCAAGGTCAACATCAAACAACTGTTCTCTTACCAAGTCAGATACATCATCAAGTCTTACTGGCTTTCTAACCAACATACCTGAGAGCATCTTTTCAATACGCTGCAAATATGGCACTACTGTTGATCTACTTAATCTTACGTCATAGCTGTCATCTGTTTCTCTTGCTTCTTGTGGCAAGTATTTTCTATGTTCACTCCTGATCTTGTATGTCCCTTCCTTCAAATCTGTTATCAAATCCCAGAACTGACTCATTCTCTGGTAGGCCGCATTTGGGCTGGCAACTGTTGTAGCAGCTTGTGTTATGGGCTGATTGTAGATATTTAGTGAGCTATACACAGTTTTGCCTCAATAGTACCATGTTCTTAATATATTCTAATCCCTGTAGCTTTGCCTGACCTAGCAAATAATGGATTGAACTCTCTCCATACAAGATAGCCTAAAGCATCAGCCATATGGTCATAACCAGACTCTTTATCTGGTTCTCCTTTTTCTGTGTATGACTGTAGCTCCATAGACTCAATTACCCTTCTGCAACTGGCATGGATTTGTAAACGGCTTTCCCCTTTGCCGTTACATAATAAAGCCTGTACGGAAGAGATCCTGTCTCTAACTGGGGGGTTTGAACGTGGGCTTTGATTGCTGAAGCCATATCCTTGAAGAATTTGTATGTCTGTTTGACTTGCATTAGTACTTCTGTTGCCTCCACTTGCATCTGGGTAAACATATATCTTGTTCATAGGGTATCTGGATTTAATCTCTTGGGCAATGCTATCTGTATCGTGACTGCCACTAATCTCATCAAATATTAACAATTTTTGATTTTGGACAATGCCTATTACACAATTCATATTCCCAATATTGAAATCTAGGCCCAAGCGAAGTGGCTCTAATCCTATCTCTGGCTTGATATTGGTGACATTGTTTTCTCTGGTGAAGCGGTCATATACTTGCCCAGTAGTTAAGTTAATAAACTCTCCATTGAGGTAAGCTTGCAACATTGATGGGTCATAGTTGCTTTGCATACGTTCAATGAAGTCACTGGGCAAATGTGGGTTATCTTGTGTCCTCATCTTGATTAGCTGCCTGTCTGTCCTTTCCTTTGCTTCATCTGTACCAAAGGTGTTGTATAGCCATCTAAATCCTTCTGGTGTGCTGGCTGCACAAAACTGTCGAACATTACCAGCCCTTAACCTACCTAGTATTTTTGGAAATGCTTTGTCTGCAATAGTTGGAGATACAACATCTATTTCATCTACTAGTACATGAGAAAGATTCAGACCAATTATTCTAGACCAGTTCTCGAAGCTGCGGCATAATAACTTGCTGTCGCCTTCCTTGAAGTGCAAAGTATATTCTGGAAGCGGACTAGCTCTAAATGTGTAAGGTATTTCATATTGCTCAAGGAACAACTCAAAGTCTGTTTGCCATATGTCTCTGATAAGCGGTGCAGTAGGTTCCATAACAGCACCAATAAATCCAATATTCATAGCTGCCAGCTTAACTGCCATACTACACAAAGCTCTTGTCTTACCAGCACCATATCCAGCAGAAAGCCCAACTATTTCATTCTGATTGTCAAAGAACTGTTGCTGCGGTGGGTGTAAATCTGTTCTTATGCGATCTAATAGCTCATCAGTATCAATATCAGTGTAGTGACTACCTATATGATCTAATACAGATCCTTCTCTGTTCAATATGCTCAAGACATCACCTGACCGACTTTTGCCATTGAGTTTATACAGCCTAAAGCTACTGTAAGCTGCCCTGATTTCCTAGCCTCTTTAGCTAATGATGCATATTGTGCTAAAACTTCAGCCGTAAATTGTCTCCTATCAATATCAAAGTCTTGCTTCAAGATCGCTGTAGCCTCTTGAATATATCTATCTATCGACCTTTGACTAACACCCCATTCAGTTGATGCAAAATGACTTATTTCTGATCTAACAGTACCAACAGACAAAAGATTAGCTACTTTATTCACTCTGAACTCATGCTCATTCTTGCTGGTTCTACCGTTTGCCACTATGGGATTATGATTTTATTTATTCTAAATGTAGCGTCAATCGTTAGTTTTTGTCGATTTCAATTAAATATAAGTTCTTTTTGAGTAGTGTTTTTATTAAATTTTCTTGTATCGTTACCCCAACAGTCCCAGCCTTCTGATTCTTCTCTTGCAAACAATTCAATTCTTGAAAGATCACCACTGCACTTAACAATTAAATCTTTTACAAAGTCAGGTTTTCTTGAATGTTGTCTCTGTAAACTATAAAAAACATTTTTTGTATTTCTGTTGTTGCATAGCTTTTTACCTTTTACACCGAAGATAATATGTTCTGTTGCACCTCTAAAGTAATATCCCATACCCATAACTGGACTACCATCTTTATAAGTTTTCACCCAAGTCAATAAAGTTTTATATTCAAAACCCCAACTTTTGCAAACTTCCAAACCTTCAGCAATAAAGGGATTTGTTACCCAAAGATAAAGATGACTGTTTTCTTCAGCAATGTGATTTACTTTTAAATTTTTAATATCTTCAAGAGACATAACATCATATTTACTTTCAGCAGATTTACCGCCATTTCTTTTGTATTGCCATGCGGGGTCAGCATAAATGATGCTGTATTTTTTATCAGGTAAAGGTATCAATTTTTTTGTTTCTGTTGTTTTTGCTCTTCCCAACTTCCAATGAGATATAAAAGGTCAATAACACGCTTTCTTGCGGCTAAAATGCGGTCATTGTTGAAGCTGTCAAAGTCTTTATTTTTCATCAGAAAAGCAATGTTGATTGACTGAAAGACTCTGGTTTTTTAGGTAAACACCAAAGATGTTCTTTCTTTCCATAGTTACCCATCACAAAATCTTTTGTTTTTTCCAATTTGCCATCATCAGATAAGTTTGTCATAGCTCTTCTGATTGATGTTATGGGACAGTTTAATCCTGAGATAGAAAGCACCATTGATGGGCTTAGTGGCCTTTCGTATTGCTTAAAACAATTCATAATGTTGGCCTCTTGTGTTTTAGCTTTAGATTCTGATTTAGCTAATTCTTTTGGGGTTTCTCGAATGGTGTTGTAGAAAGTCATAATGATTTGATAGTAAAGTTTGCTAATTGATCTTTTACCTTTTGGACTTCTGGTGGTAATTTAGTTTTTTTATTTTTTAAATTATCAGCGATTACTTTATTCATCAGTTTTGTAGTTTTTATCCAGTTTTCTTTTCTTATGTTATGTATTTCTCGAACAATATCAATATCAAGATTTACACCAACATTGTTTCTTATGGTGTTGTCTGTTTCCCTGTAACCTTTGCAAACTAATTGGTTATCTTGGTCATAGGTTGCATTTGCGGCAGAACACCAGCATATGAGGGCTAAATCCTGTCCACCACAGCGTTTTCCTGAGTCATCTATATCATAATCAGGCAAGTGTTGGTTGATTAGTCCATCAGAATTATGGATTATTCCAGAATCATTACAAGCATGACATTCATAGTATGGTGCTTTAAATGTAACTTCCCGATCAATGGGTGATCTTTTATAATTTTTCATTAGTAAATTACTTTAGTATCTTCTGGACAGTTAAATAAGTGATAATTTTCGTCTAAAAATTTTTTTAATACAATACTTTTTTCTTGTTCAGGTATATGGTTGATGTTTTTTTCTTGTCCATACTTATTTTTTCTCCACGTTCCTGTGTGTTCATTTATATATTCAGTTCCATAGTTAAAAAAAACTAATTTAGTTGGTTTCATGGTGTTAAAAAGGGGTGTTTTTAGGTTTTTTAAATGTAACTGCTTTATTTGTTGCTGTCAATAAATATTGTTCATATTGACCTTTACTAATCCAACGGTGAGCATCAGGAAACAATGGAGTGAACTTATCAGCCCTAAGTGACTTTGTTCTAGCTCTTAGATCGGCCTCAAGGCATTGTTTTAGTTTGTCCCTTGTATTGGCATCTAATTTCATAAATGCATTGTATGCTGGCTTTTTTGACAGAGATATTGTTCTCATGTCTTTTGGTATTTCTAGATAAGTTTTCCAAAAAGGTTCAAAGCTTTTATTTTTATAGTTATTTGTTTTAGTTATATTGTTTTTCTTAGGGTGTATCTCTGACACTACCCCAGTGTCTCCCTGACACCCCCCTAGTGTCTGTGTGACACCACCCCCAGTTCCTGTGAGATACCGCCCATTAATAGCTGGGTCTGGGACAGGAAGTGCCTTACATTGCTGCCAGATACTGACCCTATAGCAGTTTGTTTTTTGATTAAATTCATCAATCCTATATTGTTTTTGTAGTAACCCAAGTTCTACTAATTCATTAACAGTCCTGATAACACTTGATCTGGACATCTTGGCATCTTTGGCAATAGTGGCATAACTAGGCCAAATATTTGGGTAGTAGCTCTGTAAAACCCATATTACTGTCAGTTGATATGGTGTTACTTTGCCCTTTAATGCTGTTGGCAAAGCTATGAATGGGGTATTCTCTGGAATAAAACTCA